CTGATTCATGACATCGGCGAGGTCGCCGGTCTCGGCCACCGTCAAGCCGAACTGCGTTTTCAGTTTAGCCAGGCTGGAGCCGGCCCTTTCCGCCGTGATATCGAAGGCGATACCGACACGGGACGCCATCTCGGCAAAGCTCTGCAAATCCTGCGTTGCGATGCCGGATTCGCCGGCAGCAGCATAGAGAGCTGCAATGTTATTGGCCGACATCGGGATTTCGCCAGACATGCGCCTGATATTGCGGCGCATATTCTCGAACTGCTCGCTGGACGCATCGACCACCTTTTTGACATCGGCAAAGGCGGACTCGAACTTGATCGCCTCGCCTGCCGTTGCCCGCAAGCCCTCCCTCACACCGAGATAGCCAGCACCGAACGCGACGGCCTGTCCGACCATGCTACGGATGGGGGCAAAGGTAGTCCGCTGCTGTGCCCGAAGACCGTTCAGGGCGTTGGTGATATGCTTGGCGCGAGCCGTCACATCGTCCAGAAGCGAGACGCGCAGGGTGCTTTGAAGTGTGTTCATGGTGTTCCCTCCAGCGCATCACGCATGGTGCGAGCCGTCTCGAAATAGGCGAGCAGTTTTTCAGGTGACCACCGCTCGATGACATCGAGCGGTGTGTGCGCGAAACGGGCAACGAACAGGGCGACCAAGCGCCAATCGTGCTGATTTATGCGTTTCCCACGAGATCCTTGGTTGCGTCGAGAATACGCCGATAGTCGGCGGCGCAGATTTTCTTGAAGGCCGGAATGGGCACGTCGGAGATGGCTGAGAGTACGGCGACGTTCTGGGAAATCTCTCCCTTGAACTGATCGCCCGCCATGAAGTCGCCCACCGTCGCCTCACGGAAAGTGAGATCGGAATAGGATGCCTCATTGTGGGTGACGGGCTTGGAGAGAGAGAGTTTGACAACTTCGGTCATGATGGTTCCTCAAAGAAAATGGCCCGCACAAAGCGGGCTTGATGAAGTGGGATTGTGAGGGGGAGTAGCTGCCGGACTACAGCAGCAAGGCGTTGCGGATATCGCCGTATTGCGAGACGCCGCCGACCTTGAAATCAAAGTCGTCCATCTCGTAGATTTCCTCACCGTCGATTTCGAGCTTGTAGTAATTCACATCGACGGCATGATCATTTTCGGCGAGGTCGCCCGCCTTCCATGTGCCGTGATCCGGCTTGTACATCTTGCCGCGAATGGTCAGCACGGCGCTGTGCGTGGTGCCATCCTCGTCCACGAGGGCACCCGTCACCATGAATGGCGTATCGACGCCCGGCTTGACACCGTGGAGCTTCAAAATCTGCGGATCGAGGCCCGGCATCTTGAACTTGAATTCCAGCGCCTCATAGCCGAGCTGCACCTTGCGGGCTTTGATCATGCCGGCGTTGCGCACGTCTTCGCGCTTGGCTTCCGGCACGGGCACGGTGATGTCACCGATTTGGCCGAGCTTGCTCACGCGGTCGGCCCACATCATGCAGTCGCGCAGGATGAAGCCAGGAAGGGTCTTTTCTGCCATTTCGGAGTTTCCTTAATCAGGCGGCGAGCGAGAGCGGGCCGGTTTCGATTGCTCCATTCACTTCGTCCAGCAGCAGCCGGTAGTAGAGAATGTTGCGGTGAGTGGTGACGTGGATTTGTTCCATCAGGCCGACCGGCTCAAACTCAACGTCGAGGAAGAGCTTGCCATCCGCCAGCGTCGTCGGTTCGTTGATGCTCGACAGCCAGACGCGCCCGCCAAGGATATCGTCGTTGTTCTTGAAGACACGAAGGGCGGCGTTGCCGTCCTCGATCAGCATCTTGAGGTTGGCCTTTGTGAACTTGCGGTCCACATAGAGGAAATAGAGGTCTTCAAGAGCCTCGTTTACCATATCAGCGGTCGCGCGAACGCTGTCGAACTGCCAAAGCGGGTCGTCGGTCGCGAGGCGACTGCCCCACGTGCGGAAGCCGCCGCGCTCGTTGATGATGGTCGCAACCTGCTTTTCGTTCAGATAGTTGCTGTCATCCGGGTAGGAAATCGTGCGGGCAACACCATCGATCGTGCGAATGATCTTGTTGGAAACCGAGCCGGACACCCCTTCGGAGGACGCCACGACACGGGCGCGCACCCCAGCAAAGACAGCGGCGACCGGCTTGGTGACGGGAACGCCGTTGACGTTCTTGATTGTCTTCGGATCGATGATGAGAATGCGACCGCCGTTGACGGTTCGACGGAAGCGGACGGCTTCGGCGTTCGTGGTGTTCGGGCCGGTGATATAGGCACGTCCGCGGATCTTCGGCAGGATGGAATTCAGCGCCGAGACATAGGGATTGGCAACATCGCCCACATTGGCCGTCGCCGCCGGCAACACCTTGTCCGCCTCATTGCCGCCGCCGGTAAAAACAATTGTCGGCGCTTGCGACAGCTTCTTGCCCGGCTCGACAACCCGCACCGAAACCACGGTGCCGGCATTTACGCCCGTACCCATGACGGCCTCTAGCTTGGGCAGAGCCTTGCCGGGATCGTTGCCGCCGCCGGTCGCTTCCACAATGGGCGCTTCCGAGAGCTTGGCCCCCTGCTCTGCAAGTGAAATCGAGACAACGCCGCCCTCCACCCAGGCACCGGTATTGCCGGCGGTAATAGCCACGCGAGGCTGATAGGCGGTAATCGCCTTGGCCCGCAGCGCCGCGTAGATGCCAGTGCGTGCGACGGGATCGCCTATAAGGTTACTCTGCAACGTGGCAGCGTCCACGCTGTCAGCCACCCGGTTGACGATGCACCACGAACCGCCTTCGTTGAAAACCGTGGTTACGTCTTCAAGAAGGGTGCCCGCCGCGCCGAGTGCCCCTGCCTGCGGCAACGAGGTGATCAACGTGGGATAGTTCAGGGGAAAGGCGGCGGGGTCCGCATCGGGTGCCGTGCCGTTGACGAACGTGATGCCGTTACGCTGGACACGCAAGAGCGACGGGGTTTCCGCGCTTTCGACAAGTGTCACGCCATGCGCATAGGATAGGTCGGCCATGAATGGTCTCCATTAAAAATGACAGAAGATCGGTGGAGGTTTGTGCCGCCTCTCTAATTCAGAGCGGCCACGAGTAAGCAGCACGCCGAAGCGCGGCGGGCTGTGTTATCGGTCGATATTCTACTTCCGCCCTCAGCCTTTTCGAGCTAATTTGTCGACATGCTGGAACGATACGCCATTCACGAAGATGACGACGGCACCTTTGCGATCCTCGACGCGAAGACATTCGAAGTGGTCGAGAGAGGCGGCATGTTGCTGCAAGATATGCCGTGGTATTGGGTTGAATCTCTGATCGGCCTCTTGCAGGCGCTCGACCAGCATAGAGAGTTTCCGAACTAGATCACGAGCGTTCTATCGCTGTGTCGCTGCCGTCCACATGGCATCGATTGCATCCGGGGAAAGATTGAACGAAGCCCCGATCTGCTCAAGCAGTTGGTCCGTCCGTAGAAACTCAGACGGATACTCCCACGCATTGAGTGCTTTTGCGCGCGCCTTGAGATCAGCGATTTGGCTGATGGCCGCCGTCACCTCGTCCGGCATGATATCGTTGTCTATCAAGGCGTCACGGAACTGGCGCGGCGTCAGAGCCGGCATGGCTGCTCGCCTCTCCTCTGCCGTCATGAGATCGACCGGATTGACGATCTTCGTGCCGGTCCACTTCATGCCGTAGACCGTGCCGCCGGGACCACGGGTGAACCCGCCCGCCTCGACCGCGCTAATGCCGACAATCGTGTAATCCGCAATTTGCGAATGTTCAGGGTCCGGCTCCATCGAGACAATGGAGCCGCTGTCGTCCACCGCGAGATAGAAATCGAAGGGCGGTTGTGACCTGTAAAGCTCATGCCATTCGATGTTGTTGGCATCGTAGAAGGCATAAATTCGAACCGCCTGCCCGCCCTCAAGTTCAACGGTCTCGGCTCTCGCCGTGAGTTTTCCGAATTCGTGCATCGGCAATCCTTAGAATGCGAAGGCGGCAAACCAGCCGCGATTTTGAATGTAGAGTTGTAGTTGTCTGCTGCCAAACGTCAGCTGTTCGACGCCGGATTTATAGGCGCGGCAAAGGTAATAGCCGCCATTGTTGCTATCGCCTCCACCAGACGAGCCGGTTTTGACGGCAACCTCAATGTATCCAGCAGCGCGCGAGTCGGTGACGGCATTGGCAACGTGAGCGGCCCCATAGGCGTTAGCACGCTGCTCGATGCGGGTGTTAAGGTCGCCAAGCTGCTGGGTCCATACTTCGCCTCCAGCACCGATCCAAAAGTGGTTCTGGCCGCCCTGATCCTGCCAAATCAGAGTGCCGCCACCATCGACGACCCACCGTCCGCGCTTTACATTCGGGTGATGCAGCCACAGCGACGGATCGGCGAATTTTATCTCAAGAGCGCCGGACATAGTGTCGCCGACACGATTGACCGGAGCATAGCCGAGACTCGCTTGCTTGGTGTCCAAGGTCGTCTGAAGGTTCGCTATATCGGCGATACCGTGCTTGTGGCCCGTATCGGCCTTCGAGTTGAGAGCCGCTTGGGTTGCGTTCGAAATCGGCTTTGCCGCATCCGAGGTATCGTTGACGTTTCCAAGCCCGAGGGCAGTCCGTTGCGCGGCGTTGTTCGCGGCAGTCAGCAATGCCCTGCCCGGCGCGCTCGCATCCGTCAGGTCTGCCGATGTCAGCGTGACAGCGCCTTGCCGGCCAGCGACAGATTGCACTACGTCCGTAGGCGTGCGCAGTTCCTGCCAGTTCGCCAGCGCCGTGGCCGGCTCGGCCTGCAAGATGAAGCTCTTGTTGACATCGGTTCGGATGGCAACATCGCCCTTTTGCACGCCGAGCGCCAACATTGCCGCCTGCGTTGCCACGACAAAGGTATCGGTAATCGCAGATGCCGGCAGTTGCGACGCCGGGATTTTACCGGCTCCGTCGAGCGAAGCGTACCCGTTAGCAGCACCCTTGTTGGCGATGTTCTCCGCGACATAGCCAAGGCTTGCCTGTTTTGCCGCAAGCAGAGCGTCCATCGTAGCGGTGCTATAGGCGTCGGCAATGCCATAACCCGACAGCGTTGTGGGCTTTCCGGCGACATCGGCAAAATCCACGAAGCTCCAGGTCATCGACCCGGCTGCGCCCCCTGCCGTCAGCACCTTTTTGGAGCTACCAATTCCTGTCGATGGCACATGCAAGTTGCCGTCCCCCGTGGGGTGGACGTAGTTGTTTGCACCCGTCGCAACGCCGCCAAGCTTGGTTTTGTCGGCTGCGGACATGAAGCCGCTGGTCGTCGTCGTGGCGTCGGGGTGCGCCCCAACACCGCCGGCTCCGACATGGGCAGCGGCAGCAAAAGCCGTCGATGCCTGCAAGGCTGCGGAACCGAGCTGTAGCGAAACACGGGCCGCGTTGGCATCGACGGCGGCGACAAGAGCACGACCGTAGGCCGATGTTACCCCCTCGTAAGCAGCCGTCCACGCCGTCGAGAAATCCGAGAGATCGGCGACGACAAGCGCCAGAGCCGTCTTAGCCGCCGCCGCATCGCCCGCCTTGAGGATCGCGCGACCCGTGGCCCCGCTATCGGCAATGTCGCCGGCATTTAAGGTGATAACACCCGTTTTTCCCGCAA